CTTGATTGTATTTCCCGAACTCTTCCGTAATCGCCGCCGGGTCCTGCCCCGGCCCCATATAGACGGAAACCCCGTCCTTTGCCTCTTGCCGGAAGCCGCCCGTTCCGCGCGTCGCCTTCGCCCGCTGCGACTTGGCCAAGCGTGTGCCGACATGGATTGTCCGCCCTAGGAAGCCGGTTCGCTTCCGAACCTTTTCGCGCGCCACTTCGGCCATCGGCTCCAGCGCCTTGACACCGACACGACGCAACACGCCCTTTTCCAGCGTCTTGCCTAGATCGTAAAAGGTATCGTCCAGCTCTTTGAAGCCGGACAGGTCAACGGACCCGCTGTCAGAGAGCGCCATCGCCAACCGCCAAAATTTCCAGCTCGCGCCGGGGATCACCGCCCGCCGTCCGCTTGTCGCCGCTGTAGGGCCGAACCGACTTGATAACGTATCGCTTGCGCGTCGTCGCCAGAATGGCCGCATCCCCCGCGTTGATTTGGTCCGTGTCTTCCTCGCGCCGGACATAGATCGCGATCGGCGCGGTAGCGGCATTCTCCGCGTTAGCGAAACGCTCCGTCCCTTCCCCCGCCGTCACGCGACAGGGGACGTCCGGAGCAATGACCACGTCAGGACCGGGGACGCGAGATTGCCCGACACGGACGGGCGGACCCGGACGGACGAACGTCGCTTCGTTGTCCAGCCCGCCCGAACGCATTACTTGCCCTTCCCGGTTGCCGTCGCGGCATCGGGCGCGACCACCTTCGAGCCGGACGCCGTTTCGTCGCCCTTGGCTTCCGTCTCGCGCGGGACCACGTCGAAGCGACCAAGCGCGATTTCATCGTTTGCAGCTTGGTCCGTCATCGTGTCTGCTTCGTCGTCGGTCAGGATCTCGCCCGCATCCTTGCGCACCAGACCGCGCACAAACTGCACCTTGGTTTTGAGCTGTTCCGTTTTCCGATTGAACTTATGCGCCATGTGTACCTCCTATGCGACACCGCCAGGACGATAATCCCGGCAAATGTCCCTTACCCCGTGCGGAAGCTCGATAACAGTCGTTCCGATCACGTCCGCCTCATGGTTTTCAAACCATAGGCCGATAAGCAGCAGCATTGCCCGCACCAGCTCCGCCGGAGCCTCCACGGGCGCGCTTCCCCCGTCTTCCGTGATACGCGGCCCGAAGCCCGCCTCGTATTCGATTTCCGCATATGCTGCGCTCGACAGGGGAACACCGCCCGACGTCCAGAGTCGCCAGCGATTGCCGATCGGACCGAGCGCGCGGAACACCCCGCCCGCGTCGACTAAGTCGCCGTCGCTTGTCAGATAGCGAACCGCGCGCACGCGATGCACCGGACCGAAGTCGAAGAGCATCGGCGCGCCCGGCTCGATCTTGTCGACCGCTTGCGTAAAGACGCGGCGCGACAGTGATCGAAACGTGTAGGTTTCGATCCGCTGGCGCGCCGCGACGATAAGCCCCGCAATCTCGTCATCACGCGCCGGGAGCCGCACGCCCAAATGCCGCTTGGCTTGGTCGAGCGTGACGGGTTCGCGGGTTAGGTCGACGGCCATCGCTTAGCGCCGCTTGCCGGTAGGCCCAGCGGGGGGCGAGGGGGGAGCCGCAGGCGGGGGAGCGTCCGGGTCCGGGGTTTCCGACACCGCGCCATTGACGACAGGCGGAACGACGGGCGGGGCGGGCGGAGCGGGCGGGGTATCCTGCCCGGCTGGCGTCGAGCGCGGACGACCGCGCCGCCCCGTCTTGTTCGCGTCCGCGCTGCCAGCGTCGCCGTTGTGAGGGGCGTTGCCCATCGCCTTGTTGTTCGGCGCGTCGCGCTTCACCTGTTGCACAATCCCGGAACGCGCCTCCGGGGTCGATCCAATCATATCGGCCATTGCTTTTTTCCCTTCGTCCGTTGCCGGTTCCAGTCGACCGAGCCGGACCAGATGCAACGCGTCGCCCGCGATCATCGTCCGCGTGTCGCCTTCCGCGTAGGCCCGGTCCCCGGTCATTTCCCTTTTTACGATAAATTCAAATTCGGCCATCGTCTGCCCTCCGTATTGCCAAGCGACAAAGCGCCGCCGGTCCCAAAAAGAAAAGGGGACCGGGCCAATTCAGCCCGGCCCCCTTTTGTTGCTCTACCCGAGCCGACCCGGTTACGGGTTTGCGGGGTCGAGTAGCGTCCAGTCGAGCGAACCATAAATGAACGCTTCCGGACGATACACCGCCAGCGCAAGACGCTCTTCGGCGAGGATCGTAACCAGATTGTTGACGAAATCGTCTTCGTTTTCGGTCGAGAGCTGCACGCGCGCAATCCATCGGTCGAAGAGCTGCGCGCCGAGACGGAATGCGCCGGTCAGGAACTTACCCGCCGTGATGGCGGGGGTTTCAACCACAGGCAAACGCCACAGACGCAACGGCGCGTCGCCCTGCGGCTGGCCGATCAGATAGGCCCCCTTGGGCTTGCCCGTGTCGTCGCGGTCGACCCGCATCATCTCGATACGCGCCCAATCGATCGGGTTAAGGATCAACCCGGTTGCGGGGAATTCCGCAAGCACCGACTGGAGCATTGCCATACGGATTTGATCGATCGGCGAACCGGCATCCCCGAGCGACGCGGGCGGGTCGAAGTCCGACGCCTGCGGAACGATACCGAGCAAATGCTGTCCGGTTCCGTCGCCGTACAGGATTTCCGCCTCTTCGCGGAAGGCGAGCCCGTAGAGCAAGTTATTGTCGATCAGGGACCGGAGCTGCGGCGCATCGTCCAGAACCTGCCGTGACGCCTTCATGAAGTGCGCGATGACCTTCGCCGTGGTATCGACAAGGTCCAGCTTCAAGTCGGACTGCGGCTTGCGCGCACCTTCCGCGACCACCGCAGCGTTGTTGGCGAAACCCGTCTGGCGGACGTACTGGAGCGAATTCCCGGCCATCTGTCCGGGCGTGATAAGATCACGGATCACCAGTCGACGCTGCGGAAGGCCCAGCATCATATTGAGGCGCGTTGGCGCGACCATCGCGCCAGCCGACCCCGCCGCGTCCGTGGTGGCGAGCGTGATCGTTGCCTTGCTTTCGACGGTAGCGCGACCGCGCCCGCCCTTTTCCGTGCCGATCAGCGACTTGAATTCGTCCGAGTTGACGAACTGATTGCCGAGCGTTTCGATTTCTTCGTCGGTCCCGCCGGACTTCTGAAGCGCTTCGAGCGCCTGCGAAAATTCCGTCTGCGCAGTCGACAGACCGTTGAACTTCGTCAGCATGTCGTCGATCGTCGTCTTGAGCCCCGCCGGGATCTCGCCGAGCTTGGCGATTTCCGACTTGGCATCGGTCGCGGCCTTAACCGCTTCGTCGCGCGCGTCGTTGACGGACTTTTGCAGATCCGCCGCGATTTGCTCCGGGGTACGGTTGCCCGTGTGATCGTCCGGCGCACGCATGAAGCGACCACGCGACCGTTCCGCCGGGGACATCACCATGCCCGCCGCGATCAATCGCCCGGTCGAGAGCGCCGCCATAGAGCCGAATTTCTTAGCCACTTTTCCCGCCTTTCCTAGTCAGCCGAAGGAACCCGGCTCGCAAGATGCTTATAGAACGCCGCGACGTCGGAAACCAAGTCCTTTTCCTTGACGCCTCCAGCCTCCAGAATGGGGCGCGAAACCTCGCCGATCGCCTTGGCCATTTCTTCGGTCCACCCCAGCTCGCGCAAGACGCCGACCAGATCGCCGACCGAAGGGTTAGCACCGCCTTCGAGCAAGGATTTAACCTCTTGTACGCGCGCCTGTATCAGCATCGGCATAGTGACAAGAGACACCTCGATAAGATCGACCTTGGACAGCAGATAGACGCCGCGCTTTTTGGGGTCTTCCGCGATACCGCCGGGCGCGATGCGGTAGCCGATCGACATGCCGCCGAGTGCCTTGTTTTTCAGAAGCGAAAATGCGCGCTTGGCTGGCGGGTTATCCTCTAGGACAAGCTGCCCCTCGACAAAAAGTCCCTTCGCGTCTTCGGCCATGTCCGGGAACGTGCCAATCGGCTCCATCCTGTCATGCTGCCAAAGCATCGGGATAAATCGACCGTCGTTTTTTGCCTTCACCAGCCCGTCAATGAACGCGCCGGGCTGGACGTTGTCCCCGCCTTGATCGACCACGTTAAAAACGGAGGCGTACCCCTTGAAGCGCCCGGTTGACGTGATTTCGTCCGCCTTGACGTCGAAGGGAACTTCCATCCGCCGACCCTGAAACTCGCTGTCTTTCCGATAGATCATGATCGCCTAGCCTTCCGCTGTCCTGCCCTGCCCATACGGCATAGGACGCGCCGTTTCCAGCGCGCCCGTTACCGCGTCTTGACGGTGACGATTAGAGTAGCGTCGACTTGCTGCCCGCTCGTCATCAGCGTTCGGAACGTAATCGACGCCTGTTCCCCGTCTGCGCCGCCCATGATCCGGGTTTTTGTCTCATTCGGAAGCCCCTCTACCCCCGCATGCTTCACGACGACGATAGACCCGGTTTGCGCGACGATCCGCTGGCTTTCGATCACGTCGCCGTCAGCAAAGCCTTTGACCTCAAACCCCGCGTCTAGGACGTCGTCAGGGTCCTTTTCAAACCAAGGGAACGGCATCTATTTTCCTATCGTAAGCGTCGCGAAGCGGGGAGGAATGATTAGCGTCGCCTTCATACCCGGAAGGGCGGGTGTTGGCCATTTCATTGAAACCCGCATATCTGCATAGTCCGCCGCGATCGGGATCGTCGCACCTTCGACCGCCAGAATAGACCGGGGATTGAGCAATACTGTCGACGCAATCGCTACCGACATCGTCGCGGAAGCGGGCGCGATTTGCGAACGCGCGTTGACGATCGACGCGATCGACGCCGCAACCGGGACAGACGCGCCGGACACCGACAGGCCATAGCCAGGTACTAGGCCCGCCGCAGACGCGGACACGCCCATTACGGCGCTTTCTGGCGCGAGCTGGACGCGGAAGGATAGGCCCGGCACGCTGGCCACGGTTGGCATGTTCGCCGACTGCGGAGCGATAGCCGACCGCGCCGACAGCTCCGGCACGCTAGCCGATGTCGAGAGAGTGGCAGAGGCCGCGACTAGCTGCACCTTCGACACCAGCGCGGGCGATGTCGACGTGATCGGAATTGAAGCGCTTTCCGGAGCCGTTGCGACAATTTCAACCGTAGGAGGCACATTCTTGTAGGTCGAGCCGTCCGCAATTAGGGCTTGCTGCCCCCAATTCCACATTGTTCCTTGCGTAAGGCGCGCCCACGCGTCGCCAGCAAATGCGCCGGGAAACACAACGAATAGGCCGAATTGACCGTTAAATAGGCTGTAGGTTTCTGAAAACTTACCGCCTACGCAAACGCCAGCCCCAAATATAGTTGAATTGGACGGGACTTGCGTCGGAAACGCGTATTCTACACCATTGAGATATGCGCGAGTATTCTCGCCGTTATATTCCATGATGAGAACGTTAATTCGTAAATAAGCGTTTGGCATTCCCATCCGCAAGGCTGCGGTTCCGCCATTAAATACGCTCATTGCCGTTGTTGCGGCATAGAAGTTAAAGACCGATATGCGGCCCCCGTCCCCGCCGCCGCTAGCTCGATAGTCTGCAACGCAAGCGTAGGGGTTTTGACCGTCCGCCGGTTCCTGCCATACGTGAATGACAGTACAAGGCCCCCTTGCCGGACCCTGCCACGTTGTTGACATCATCAGGTCTCGACGCGCGAAGGAATATTGCAGCGACGGATACACCCCCGCGATACCTTTGGGGACGTAGAGAGGCCGCTTGCCTACGTCATTGCTAGGGGTGAACAGAGGCGTTGCGGCTGCATCCTTGGACAGCCACGTTATAACGCGTCCGTCGCCATCTAGGCCGATCGTCGCCGCGTCCTGCGCGTCCATCCATAGCGTAGGCTTAATCGGCGCATCGGCATAGGTGTACGGACGCGCAGCCATTATACGGGCACCTGTACCTCGATTTTCCACGCTTGGACGTCGACCGTCCCGCCAGCCGCTACCGCTGTCGAAGTCGACATCGTAACGAATTTCAGGATTTGATTAACCGTGTCGATCAACGCGATATGCGTTCCGGTTCCCGACGTCCCGACAGCGACGCCAGCTTTAGCCGCCACGGTTGCCTTGCGGCCCGAAACGTCGCCAGCCGCGAGCGTGTAATCTGCGGCGACCATCGCGACGGACGCAAGGGCGTAGGTTAAGCTTGCTTCGGCGTATGTCAGCGGTTGCGCCGAACAAACGACCATCTTGTTAGCGCTGGCCTTAATATCCGATAGCGGAAGGTCGAGCAGCGCCGGATTAATTGACTTTGCCATTTCTTAACCCTCCACAATCGGCGGTAGCACAAGATCACCGACGTTCGCGCCGCTCCCGAAAACCGTTTCCGGGTCGATATCGACCTCTCCGAGCCCGTAAGTCATAACGGGCTCTTCGTCGGTATAGTCTGCGAACTTGGCGGCTTCGAAATAATCTTCCGCGTCCGGATCTTCGAACGCCAAGGGCACGCCCGGCACAAAGCGGATAGTCCCGTGAAGCGTTGGGGAATGGAACTTGACGGCCATACAGCGCCCTTTCGATTTCGTGTTGCAGGGGGCGGGGTGAACCAAGGCCCCCGAAAGAGAACTAACCCGCCCCCTACCTCGCCTCTTTCGCATAGCACCGGGCGCGAGACAATAGCGCCCCCGGTCCCATTATTGCGAGGGGACCGGGATCGCCTGCAACGCCGCGCCGATCGGCACGTTTTGCGCCTGCATCCGGGGAACGTCGCCGCCCGGCACTGGAGGCAATCCCTCCAGCCGCCGACACTCGTTAATCGTCATGATGCCCGCCCGCGTCATCACTTCATAGAAGGCGGACCGGCCCGCCGTGTCGCCGCGTAGCAAGCCCTCGATATTGTAACGAAGAAAGTAGCCGTCCGCACGATCCTTCGCCGTCAATAGCTGTTGGTCGCCTGATTTCTCGATCCTCTTAAGGCGACGCCGCAGACCGAAGCGAACCCAGCCTAGCGTTATTTCCTGAATACCCGACCCCCAGGCCGATACCTTTTCGGTATGCCCGACTAGAACCGGCGGGACGCCGAAGAACCGACAGACTTCCTCCACGGAGAACGCGCGCGCGCCTAGCATCTGAGCTTCTTCCGGGGAGAAAGAGAGACTTTCCCACTTAACGCCACCCTCTAGGATGATCGGTTCCCCGGAGTTGGCCGCACCCTTGTATTTCTCTAGCGAGCGCTTCGCGTCATTCTTTCGCGGCTCTGTCAGCCAGTCCGCATAGGACAAGATCCCGGACGGGCGGACCCCGTTTTTAAACGTCGTCGCTGCGGCCTTGTCCTGCGCTTGCGCGAGCCCGAAGGCGTCCTTTCCGTAGGACAGCGTCGACAGCCCGCCGGTAGCGTCCCCGCCGAACCCCCGGACATGCCAAATCTCATCCGGCCCCAGCTCTTCGGCGCGGCCCTGTTCGTCAAAGACGCGATAGCGGAGCAAGTTGGTTTGCCGCGATCGGAAGCACGTCACCGCGTCGGGCTGGAGCGCGCGGAGCGATACGATCGACGTCCCCGCCGCCAGACGCCCCTTGCGCATGTATCCATTGCCGCGCAGCTCCAGCGAGATTGCAAGCCGTTCCAGCAAGTCGACGCTCGTGTCTTCGCCGTTCGGCGTGCCTATCAACCGCGCTAGCCAGTGGTCGCGCTGGACTTCGGGAAACCCGGTCCGGGGATTGTTGCGCCACACTTCGAGCGGCAAGGTTCCTTGCACGCCCGCAATCAGGTTTACGCAGGCCCACGCCGTCGATAGGCCCAAAACCGATGACACGGACACCGCTTCGCCCGAACTGGCATGATCGTGCCCCCACCCCGCATGATTGACCAGCGACAGGCGGGTAACGACGAACGAAACCGCTTTTGCAAACCAACCCGCGTCCGACTTGTTCGGGATATGCCGGACGATGTCCGTACCTGTATTTTTGGCCATCAGCCTAAACCCCCTTCCACGTCGCCAAGCAGCGCGACAGCCGCGCCGAATGCCATACAGACGGCAACCGCCGCGTCGATCTTATTAACGGAACGCGCCTTCGTTAGCCAGCGGTTGCCCCACTTGTCGCTATCGGTCGCGGCGGAGAGCAGCGCGGAGATTAGGACCGGGTTGCGCCGGAGACGTATCCGCCGCTCTAATAGCGCTTCCTCGAATGCCATAACGCTGCCCGGCATCCATAGCCCCTCCGCCTCGCGCGGCGGATTGGCCTGTCGTGCTACCCGCTTCATTTCCTCCGTCGTCTTACCCTTCCGGACGCCGCCTTGCGGATGCTCGACAAATTCGATCGCGACGCCGACTTGATCCACGTAGCTTTCCAGCGTCCGGAACGCGTATCGATCGTAAGCGACTAGGCGCAAATCGAATTCGTCCGCGTCTTCGGCGAGCGATTGCGCTACCTGTAGGTAATCGACAATCTGGCCCGGCGGGGCGTACAACCATCCTTGCTCCGCCCACACGTCGTATTGCAGCTTGTCCGCGATCGACCGCGCTTTAATCGTGTCGCCGGGCGTCCACGCCTCAATCCAAGCGTCAAACGTCGGTTTTTTCACCATCCGGATTTCCGGTATTTCCTCGCCGTCAATGTCGACGGTTTCCTCCGGGTCGACGCCATTGTTGAACCGCTTAACCGGGACCTCGATAAAGCCGGTTTTCACAATGCACGCCTTGACGGTCAAATCTCGCCGCTGCGAAAGGTCGAGCCCCGAGAC